TTATACATTAAACAAACTTATTAGTGGAGACTTTTCAAAGGGTATTCCATTAGGCAAAGTTACAGTGTTGGCGGGAGAATCAGGGGCAGGTAAATCATACATTGCATCTGGTAATATCATTCGTCATGCGCAAGAGCAAGACATCTACGTAGTATTGATTGATTCTGAAAATGCATTGGACGAATCGTGGTTACACGCATTGGGTGTTGACACTCATGAAAGCAAGTTAATGAAGCTGAACGTGGCTATGATTGACGATGTTGCTAAGATCATGTCTGATCTGATGAAAGACTACAAAATTGAACATGGTGATAAAGAGCCAGAAGATCGTCCTAAGATCTTGTTCGTGGTAGATAGTCTGGGTATGTTATTGACGCCTACTGATGTGAAGCAGTTCGAAGCTGGCGATATGAAAGGCGATTTAGGTCGTAAGCCAAAGGCACTTACATCATTGGTGCGTAATACTGTGAATATGTTAGGTGAGTATAACGTAGGTTTACTTGCGACTAACCATACATATGCGTCACAGGATATGTTTGATCCGGATGACAAAATCTCTGGTGGACAAGGCTTTATTTACGCGAGTTCTATTGTAATTGCAATGCGCAAACTGAAGTTAAAAGTTGACGAAGATGGCAACAAGACGACTACTGTAAATGGTATTCGTGCAGCGTGTAAGATTATGAAGACGCGTTACGCAAAACCATTTGAATCAGTACAAGTAGAAATCCCGTATGATACTGGTATGAGTCCTTATAGTGGATTAACTGAATTCTTTGAAGCGAAAGGTGCATTGAAGAAGTCTGGTAATAGTCTTGAATACATTAGCCCTGTTACGGGCGAAGTTATCAAAAAGTTCCGTAAAGCGTGGTCAAAGAATACAGACGATTGTCTAGATACCATGATGCGTGAATGGGAACAGCAATCGGATGAAATTGCCGATGCAGTGCCTGTTGGATCCCCAGTTGAGTTGGCAACAACTTCAGAAGAAGAGGGAGAAGAAGCATGAGTACGAGTGACAGCGATTTAGAATTGGCAATGGCAATCTATAGTGCAGCGCGTGCGAGTGTTGTTGAGAAAGAGAGAGCGAATTTCGCTGATCATTTTCTTGAGGTACTGGAGAAGTTTGGATTTGATATTGCTGATTACGCAGAGCAAATTGGTGAACATGATAAGCATCTGGCTAACGGCATTGATGCATACATTGAACACGAAGAAGACGAAGATACTGACGAAGAAGAAGAGTGGGATTAAATGAGTAAATGGTATCGTAGAGTCACAGGTAATATGAGTGAGATAGTGAATGCTATTTCACATTACGAAATGGAAGTCTCTCAAGCGAAGTTTGAATGTAGTATGAAAGGCAGTCTGGAAAAACACAGCCGTGATATTCCAGGTATTGTTGAACATAGATTTAATCAGCTACAGGAAGCAGAGGCGATACTTGAATATTTAAATACCGAAATGCGTAAATTACGCAGTCAGAAATTCAGGCATTTTACTGAGCATTACCAACGGGCATTGACCTCCGCGGACGCGAAAGCGTTCGTTGATGGTGAACAAGAAATCGTGGATTTGCAATATGTGATTGTTGAATTTGCATTGGTGAGGAACAAGTTTATGGGTGTAATAAAGGCACTGGAAGTTAAACAATGGCAACTCACTAATGTAATCAAGTTGCGATGTGCAGGCTTAGAAGATGCCTCCTTGTGATGTAATACAGAATGAAAATAAAACCTACTATTTGTAGGTTTTTTTCGTATAAGTGGTTGACAAAGGCAAGGTATCTTGCTATAATAGCTAAGTAAATTAATAAAGCAAAGCGAGAAACCTATGTCTGTTCAAGTAATCCAGTTAACTACCACTGCCCCAAAACGCGGTCGCGGTCGCCCATCTAACGCATCGAAAGCTGCGACACTAATCGAAGTAGATAACACTGAAACTGTAACAACCGAGACTGACGGTCAGATCGTAGAGCGCCTACGAGAGCGTTTCGGCATTCTAGAAGAAATGACTCAAATGTCTGTTGATGGCGATATCAGAGGAATGGTTGTAACCGGTCCTCCTGGTGTAGGCAAATCATTCGGCGTAGAGGCTGTTGTTGCGAAGAATTCAATGTTTGATAAGCTACGAGGCGCAGTGTCGCGATTCGGAGTTGAGAAAGGCGCAGCATCGGCATTAGGTTTATATAAGTTATTGTATCGTTATGCAGATGCAAACAATGTATTAGTATTAGATGATTGTGATTCTGTGTTATATGATGAATTGTCATTAAACTTATTAAAAGCAGCGCTTGATTCTTCAAAGAAGAGAAAGATTTCATGGAATACAGAATCACACGCCTTGCGCCGTGAAGGAATTCCAGAATCATTTGAATTCAAAGGTTCTGTTATTTTTATTACTAACTTAAAATTCGACAATGTGAAAGGCAAGATCAAGGATCACTTAGATGCTATTATGTCTCGTTGTCACTATCTTGATTTGACAATGGGCAGCACCCGTGAGCGCTTGCTTCGTTGTCGTCAAATTGTAGCAGACGGCATGCTAGAAGAATATGGTTTCACTGAACAGCAGCAAGTAGAAATTGTTGACTTCATGGAAGACAATCAAGACCGTATGCGTGAAATTAGCTTACGAATGGTAGGCAAGATCGCAGACTTGCGCCGCACAAAGAGTGACAAATGGGAGCGTATGGCTGAGATTACATGTATGAAGTCGAATGCATAAAGCATTTGACATTCATGTGTAATAGTGTTATACTTAGTAAAACGAAAATCGGAGAATAATCATTAAAAAAGCAATTATAATCTTGAAGGACGAGGTTAACGCGAAGATAGAGGGACTTGAATTAACGACTAGAAAAAAGCTAGAAACTAAGTTCAAGTTCTTTTTACCGTACGCTCGTCATGTGCCTTCTTATAAGCTCGGCAGATGGGATGGATGTGAACGATACTTTTCAATAGGTGGAATCACATTTGTTAGTTTATTGGAGCAAGCACTTCCTATTATAATAGAAGACGGATACGAGATTGAATTGGATGACCGTCGTCAGCACAATGAAATTGAATTCAGTCTAGTAGACGAGACTACCTTCCAGCATAAGATGTGGCCAGCGAAGCATCGGTTTGAAGGTATGCCGGTAACATTGCGTGATTATCAAATTGACATTGTTAATAAATTCTTAGAAACACCGCAGTGTCTGCAAGAAATTGCAACAGGCGCAGGTAAGACATTGATAACAGCGGCACTAAGTTACACAGCAGAGAAGTATGGTAGATCAATCGTTATTGTTCCTAACAAGGACTTGGTAAATCAGACATGCGCTGATTATATCAACTTGGGATTGGATGTTGGTGTATACTTCGGTGATAAAAAAGAGTTTGGTCACCAACACACAATCTGTACATGGCAGAGTCTTAATGTAATTCGTAAGAATTTCAAGAATGGCGAACAAGATTGGGGATTGCAAGATTTCGCAGAGGATGTTGTTTGTATCATAGTAGACGAAGTCCATCAGGCAAAAGCTGATGTATTAAAAGAAATGCTTACTAAAGAGTTTGCTAATATACCATTGCGCTGGGGATTGACTGGTACTATTCCAAAGGCTGAGAACGAGCAGATGTCGTTACAGGTTAGCTTAGGCAATGTAGTTAATCGCCTAGCAGCGTCGGAATTACAAGAGATTGGCGTATTGAGTAATTGTCACATTAATATCGTACAGATGATGGAAACTACATCCTATAGTAATTACCAGAGTGAGTTGACATTTTTAACAACCGATGCTAAACGAATCTCATACATGGGCGATTTGATAAAGAAGATATCGGCGACGGGTAACACGCTGGTATTGGTAGATCGCATCAAGGCTGGTGAAATGTTGGTAGAGCATATTGGTGGTGATACGACATTCGTGAAAGGCGCAATGAAGTCGGTTGATCGCAAAGAAGCATACGATGAAATCAATGACGCGACGAATAGTATAACGATAGCGACCTACGGAGTAGCAGCAGTGGGATTAAACATTCCGCGAATATTCAATATGGTATTGATAGAACCCGGAAAGAGTTTTGTTAGGGTGATACAATCAATCGGGCGTGGTGTTCGTGTAGCGGACGACAAGGATCATGTGGAAGTATTTGATTTCACAAGTACTGCAAAGTTCAGTAAGAGTCACTTAACTGAGCGTAAAAAATATTATAAAGAAGCCAACTATCCATTCTCAATAGAGAAAGTAGATTACAGATAATAACGAGAATAAATTATGAGAATACTTACAGTAGATAATGAGACGTACGACTTGGATGATGTGCCAGAGTTGATAGATGATTTGAGGTATGGTGTGTTGGATTACAGTGATCCGAAGAATGTGGATTATTTTTTCATACCGTTGATTTTTTTGGAGAGTTTTTATAGCCCTGCTGCGGTGTTGCAAGTAGGCGATTACACTATTAATGTGCCATTGGATTGGAGCATCGTGATATGTGATCCAGAGGTAGGTAATCCCGAAGTTATTAGTTTAATGGGATTGAATGATCGTGGTTTTACGACATTGGCGATGAATCCGTTGACTGGATATAGCCCGAAATATCTTGACGTAAACATAATTAACGTGTATACTGATGTTAAGTGGCATGCACCTAAGTTGAAGTTTGGACATATTTTGTCGGTGCCATTGGGTGACGGGAAGAATCCCGAGTGTATATATTTGGTAAAGGAAGTGAATAAGATTCCGGAAGTATTGGATATTAGTGAATTAATTTAGAGGTACATTATGAACAAGGTATTATTGAAACATCGTGCATGGATGCCGCAGACAAAATTGACATATGGATATGATTCTAGTGTGACTATATCTACGACAAAATTGTCAGATCGCCATGCTACGCAATTCAGGCGTCTGCAAGCATTGACTAAGATTATCAAAGATAAGAAATTCGCGGCGAAGGTAGTGAATTCTGATTACGGTTATCATAATTCTTGTACGCGTGTGTATTTTAATATCGGCAACACCGAGGTGGTTGATTATTTGTTGAACATTACTGATAAAAATATACATATTTTTGAGATATTGGAAGCAAAGACTCCGATTGATGATGCTCATTTACACATTATCCATAACAAAGAAATCACACAGGTAATTCGTCCGCAGTTGTATTACGGCAAGTATATCTATAGTTGTCAGATACAGCAGTCCCGTGATTCTGGTAGAACATACGAAGAAACTAGGGCATTGAACTACAAGATGCATGCATGGCTAAATGACAATATGGCCGATAGCAGTTGTTCACTGTCATATGGTACTATTCAAATCCACACAAACGATATGCCTTCGTTGATGATGTTTCGCTTGATGTTTGATATTGGTAAGTGCGTAATCAAAGAAGCTATCGTAGTAGAACATGAGAAGGCATCTTTACCGTCATTGGAGATTGTAGTTTAGATATGAGCAAACTAAATATAAAGAGCGAAATGCAGGCGATAGACACCCGTAATCGTAGTTGGTATGGTAGTTTGACTGACGAGGAAACAGTGAAATACAATAAAGCATTGTGGACACAGCAGCGGTTTGTCAGTTCGTGTAAAGGTGCATTCCAGGAACATTACTTGGAATGGACCAACGAACTGGTTAATGTGCATTTCAATACATTGCGTCATCATCCTCAGTTGCAGTTTCAGTTATTACAGGCATTGGCAATTGGAAAGCCACAGTTTCATGAGTGGCTTGCTCCTGGTAAGAAGGGGACGGAGACGAAATTGTTTAAGTTCATAAAAGAGCATTATGCACATTACAATGACGACGAGGCTATGTTGTTTATATCGTTACACGATAAACAGCAGTTGAAGGATTTATTGTCCGATCATGGATTGGAGAAGAAAGAAATAAAGGCAATGGTGAAATAAGTTATTTGATTATGCAAAAAATACTGTACAAGTGTGAATATTGTAATAAGGACTTCAAGCGTGAGAATTCGCTTGTGGTTCATTTGTGTGTACAGAAGAAGAGACACATGCAACAGTCTGATAAGGATGTTCAATTAGGATATCGTGCATATCAGTTATTCTATCGCATAGGAAGCAATAGCAAGAAAGAAAAAACATACACTGATTTTGCAAAAAGTCCGTTTTATGCTGCATTTGTGAAGTTCGGTAAATACTGCATAGAGGTCAAGATAGACGATGTAACTGGGTTCACTACTTGGTTATTGGTGAATGCGGTGAAGCTAGATAGATGGACGCACGACGCGACATTCAGTGGATGGG